CTCGGTTCCCAAAAGAAAATCCTTCTACAACTGCCCGTTTTTACAGGAGGTTTATGCTAAATGGCGAAGGTATCTGAACCTTCCGGAAAAATACAACCGGAAGATGCATCTGGAACAAAAGTTCCGCCCATGATCCCCGGCACACAACCAGAGCCGCTTGAGGAACTCTGCGAGGAGGAGCGCGCGGAGTGGAACAAGTTTGTCAAGCGCATGCCCATCGACTGGTTCCCGCCGGAAACGTGGCCGATGCTGGCGCAGTTGTGCAGCCACATCTGCCAAGCCCGCTGGGTCCGCCAGTGCCTGCAGGAGGTGCGCGCCGGGTTGCTCGATCCGACCGACGACGACGCACTGGAGCGGCTGTGCCGCCTGCAGAGCCTGCACGACCGCGAGGGCCGGGCGATCACAGCGCTGATGGTTCGCCTGCGCCTGTGCAGCCAGCAACGCATCCCTGACGCCGACGTGGCCGACCGGGCGCGGGACCGGGTCAAGAACGAGCATGTCGAGGTGCCGCCGTGGGCCGCGAGTGCCCGCATGATCGCGGCGGGTGAGCGTCCGCAGTGACCGACGCCCAACTGCTCGACCGGCCGATCACGCCTGCCGAGCGCGCCGAGCGCAACATCGCGTGGTGCGAGCGTTACCTGTTCCTGCCCGAGGGCAAGCATGTCGGCGAGCCGATGAAGATGGCCGAGTTCATGCGGGAGGATTTCCGGGCGATCTACGGCAACAAGCACGGCACCCGGCGGGCGCTGATCTCGCGGGGCCGCAAGAACGCCAAGTCGGTCGAGTGTGCCGCGATTGTCCTCCTCCACCTCTGCGGTCCGGAATATCGGCCCAATGCCTCGATCTATTCCTGCGCGCAATCGAGGGACCAAGCCGCGATCATCTTCGACCGCGCATCGAAAATGGTGAAGCTGTCGCCCGTTCTCAGACGTGTCGTGAAAATCCGCGAGAGCGCGAAAGAACTGCGCTGTCCCGGCGTCGGCACCATGTACAAGGCGCTCAGTGCCGAGACCAGTACCGCGTTCGGCCTGTCGCCTGTGCTGACCATCCACGACGAACTGGGTCAGGTGAAGGGGCCGCGCTTTCCGCTCTACGAGGCGATGGAGACCTCGACGGCGGCGCAGGACGAGCCGCTCACGGTGGTGATCTCGACGCAGGCCTCGACCGATGCCGATCTGCTCAGCCTGTTGATCGACGACGCCAAGACCGATGCCGACCCGCGCACCATCCTGCGGCTCGACACCGCGCCGATGGACGACGACCCGTTCAGCGAGAAGACAATCAAGAAGGCCAACCCGGCGCTCGACATCTTCATGAACAAGTCCGAAGTGCTGGCGATGGCCGAGGACGCCCGCCGCATCCCGGCCCGCGAAGCCGAATTCCGCAACCTGATCCTGAACCAGCGCGTCGAGGCCTCCAACCCTTTCGTCACCCCGTCGATCTGGAAGTCCTGCGGCGAAGCGGTGTTACCGTTCGCCTCCACCACGCCGCTGTACGGTGGGCTCGATCTCTCTTCCGTCGCTGATCTCACCGCGCTTGTCCTCATCGGCCAGCCCAACCAGAAGAAGTGGCACGTCCATCCGACCTTCTGGTTGCCGAAGGAAGGCCTCGCCGACAAGTCGCGGCTCGACCGCGTGCCCTACGATGTCTGGGCCAAGAAGGGATTTCTGGAGACCAGCGAAGGCTCGACCATCAAGTACGAGAACGTCGCCAAGATCCTGCGCGACCTGTTCAACCAGTACAACATTCGCAAGCTGGCGTTCGACAGATGGAACATGACGCACCTGAAACCGTGGCTGGAGAAGGCGGGCTTCAGTACGACCATGATCGAGGACAGGTTTGTCGAGTTCGGGCAGGGGACGCAGTCGATGTCACCGGCTTTGCGTTCGCTGGAGGAGCTGTTACGCGACAAGCAGATCTGTCACGGCAACCACCCGGTGCTGTCGATGTGCGCGGCCTGCGCGGTGATCGAGGGCAAGGACGACGCCAACAGGAAGCTCAGCAAGAACAAGTCCAGTGGCCGCATCGACGGCCTCGTCGCACTGGCGATGGCGGTCGGCGTCGCGCAACAGATGCGGCCGGTGGACGTCACGACGCTGATCGGGTGAGACTGATATGGCCGAGAAAATCTGGATGTGGATTGCTTGGAGACTGCCGCGCACGTTGGTGATGTGGTGCGCGGTCCGCGTCGGTGCGCACGCAACGCAGGGGCCGTACAGCAATCAGGAAGTGCCCGAGCTGAAATTCATGGACGCGCTGAAGCGCTGGGACTGATGCAGACCATCACCAAGCAGGAACTCGGCGTCACCGGCTTTTCGACGCGCCAATACATGAACCCCGGCGAGCAGGAGGTGCTGCTGGCGCTGATCGCCCCGATCAAGCCGAAGATCATGGTCGAGATCGGCGTCAACGAGGGCCTCACCGCGCTGGCGGTGCTGCAGAACATTCCGAGCATCGAGCATTACTACGGCATCGATGTTGACGGGTCTTACGAATTCGAGATCCCGGCGCAACGGATCGAGCGGCCCGGCATACCGGGCGTGATGGTGCTGGACGATCCCCGGTTTCACCTGATCATTCGCGGCGATCTGATGCCAGCGTCGGCCGACGTGGTGTTCATCGACGGCGACCACGGCAAGCAAGCCGTGCTGACCGACAGCCTCTACGCCGAGGCTTTGGTCAACCCCGGCGGCCTGATCATCTGGCACGATTACGGCAACCCGACCGTCGAGGTGACCCAAGTGCTGAACCGGCTCGACAACCACAAACGCGACCTTCACCACGTCGAGGGGACGTGGCTGGTGTTTGAACAACGATGAATCCCATCGCGGCCTGCTACCTTGAGCGCGGCATCGCGCATTTCCACCGCAACGAATTCCTGCACGCGATTAACGCTTTCGATATGGCGTTGCAGTTTGACCCCGACGAGCCCTATGCGCGCTACAACCGCGCCACCGCGCTGCTCTCGGTCGGCGATTACGAACGCGGCTTCCGGGAATACGAGGCAACGTGGCGGCTGTTCCACTGGCGCGGCTTCGGTCCGGTCGGCGACGACATCGACCGCATCAATGCCCTGCCGATGTGGAAAGGCGAACGCGGCGTCAAGCTGTTGGTCTATCACGAACTGGGCTTCGGCGACGCCATCATGGCGATACGCTATCTGCCCGAGCTGACAGACCGCGCCGGGGTGACGCTGGTGATCGACTGGCCGCTGGCCCGCCTTGTCGCCGAGAATTTCGAACCCGAGGTGGTGACCAAGGTGCCGGACGATCTGTCGGGCTTCGACTACCGGCTTCCGCTGTTCGGCATCATGGGCGCGTTGGGCGTGACGGCGGCGAATATCCCGAGCGAGCACTACCTCACGATGCCTTCGGTGCCGGTGTGGCGCATCAGCGAGCGACGACGTATCGGCATCGCGTGGTCCGGCCGGACGCAAACCGCCTTCACGCTGGAGCGCTTCCTGCAGCTCCTCGACCATGAAGGCACCACGCTGTACAGCCTGTTGCCCGGACCAATGCCCGAGCCGGTGGTGCCGCTGGAGTCCGGCTCCGACTTCGCCGACGTCGCCGACCGCATCGCGCTGATGCATCACATCGTCAGCGTCGATACGGCGGCGGTCCACCTCGCGGGTGCGATGGGTCATCCTTCCGCCCATCTGTTGTTGCCTTATCTGTCCGACTGGCGCTGGCACCACACCGAGCGCTGGTATCCGACGTTGAAGACCTACCGGCAGGACAATGCCGCTGACTGGTCCGGACCGTTCGCAAAGATCAACGAGGCGCTGCACGGATGAGGCGGCAAGCCGGGTCAGGACCGTCCCGACAATACGCTGCCGGGATCGCAACCGGGGATCGATAACACGCTGCCGGAATCGCAACCGGGCGTGGACAACACACTGCCAGAGCACGCGCAGCCGAAGTAACTACAGCTTGACCGACTCGCGCATCTGCCGGGCAATGTCTTCCAGCACGTCCGGCAGGCGCAGCGTCGTTTCCAGATCGGCCTGACAGGAAAAGCCGTTGCCCTTGTCGCCGCCGAACACGATCACGATGACGCCGCCGCACGGCTCGCCCGGCTTGAACTCAGCGGCGATTCCGGCGTGCTTGCGCACCATGGTGCAGAGATCGTCGTATTTACCGGGTCCAATGGGCATGTCAGGCGTCGATCAGGCCAGTGCGTCTTTCCAGACGCTCCATCCGGGAATCCAAATTACCGACGCGCTCACGCAGGCTCGCGATGTCAAGATGGATACCAATGAGGTGCTGCTCCATTGCTGACATCCGGGTCTTCAGCTCACCGACTTCGGCGAGCACGCGATCCAGCTTGTCGTCTAAGGCGCGCAATTGGCGCAAGATGATGTTGTCGGGTTCTTCGGTCATAACGGCCTTATACCACACCGCTTTCCAAAAGCCAGCACAGGGAGGTTGCCATGCTGCTGCAAAAAGACCGTCCGCTGTGGCAGGCCAACTACAAATCGATGTCGTCGAAACAGCTCTGCGACGAACTGGATCGCGTCAGCAAGAATCCGCACCGCGACAACGACCGCGCCGCGCGCAAGGCCTTCCTCGTCACCGAGCTGGCGCTGAAGTGGAAGGACTACGTCAAGCGACCAATTCCATCGATCATCCTCGCCGAACCAAGGGAGACGAAAATGCCGCTGACCATTGTTGACGGACCAACGATTGCGCAAGGTGAGTCACTTTCCGATGGCGCTGACTGCTCTGGCGGCAGCATCGTCCGCATCACCATTCCGCAGGAATTCACCGACGCCAACCTGACGTTTCAGGCGTCCAGCGACGGCAATCTGTACAACGACCTTTACGACAACAAGGGCGATGAGGTGACGCTGGCGGTCAAGCCGGACACCACGGTGGTGGTGTCGGCGCACTGGACCCGCTCGATAGGCTTCGTCAAGTTCCGGTCTGGCACCCGCGCCGCGCCGGTCGAGCAGAAGACGGATTGCAAATTCGCCATCGCGGTCGATTCGAACGACGTAGCTGCGCCGTAGCCCATGTCGCTGGCCGATGCCGAGGCCCAGCTCTCGGTCCGGCAGCGTTTCCGGATCGCAAAAGCGCGCTCGCAGCGGTTGCTGGCGCGGGGCAAACCAGACCAGCCGCGCGATAGCAACGGAAAATGGACGAGCGGCGGCGACGCTGGTGATGATGGTGACGCCGAGGGCAAGGCACAGTTCGACAGTCGCAAGGATTTTCTGTCCGACGAGGCGTGGAATTCGGACTGGGAGCTGCACAACAAGATCTATGGCGTCCTGATCGACGCCGCCGATTCCGGTCCTTATGACGGCGGTTGCGTGATCATGGCGCAAGCCCTGCAGAAGGTCGTCGGCGGCGACGTCGTCGGCCTCACCAGTGCGAATGGCAGGGTGCAGCACGCGGTGGTCAAGACCGGCGACACCTACCACGACTATTCCGGGTCCGGATCGCTCAAGGCGGTGATGGGTCACCTCAACAAGCTCGAAAGCCTCGATCCAGCTCACAGGGTTGTTGCCGCCCGTCCGATGAAGAAGGACGATCTGCCGGGCGCACCGCGCGATGACACCGTCGCCTCTGAGATTGCATCGCTGATCAAGATGCACAAGGCGATACGGTCGCTCAATGAGAAACTGTTCGATGAGTCCCAGCATCCGCGTGACGATCACGGGCGCTGGACCGACGCAGGCGGCGGCGACGATGGTGATGGCGAGTCGAAGCCGAGCGGCGGCGAACATCCGGGCGAAGGCTATTCCGCGCAGGCCACGCTCAAGGACGGCGTGATCCACACCAGCAACGTCTATGACGCGGTGCGGGCGCTGCATGAGGGCCGCAAGGTCGAGCTGGACCAGCCGCGCACGGTGTCGGTGCTGCTCGACAAGCTCGGCGAGATTGCCAAGGACATGATCGCCAAGGGCGAGAAGGCCCCGACCTTCGATCTCTGCAACGTGACGATCAAGGGCACCAACCTGTTCTGCGCCGACGCCAAGGGGATTCCGCGCGTGGAGATGCCGCAGCTCACCAAGCAGCAGGACGAGCCGTTCTTCAAATATCTGCAGGCACAGGGCCACAGCATCGAGCGCGAGGAGCAGTTCGCTTCCTATCTGCGCGCGACGCAGGCCGAACTGAACGGAGCCAAGGTCTCGGCCATCGCCGCCGCGATGCGCAGCGCAGCCGGTTACGACAGCAATCCGATCTTCGTGTCGAACGACGACTACATCCTCGACGGTCATCACCGCTGGGCCGCCGAGATCGGCAACGACGCCCGCGACAACGTACTCGGCAACGACAAGAAGATGGCGATCTTTCGCGTCGATATGAACATCATCCAGTTGATGGAGGAGGCGGAAAAGTTCACGGGCGGCGAAGGCAAGCTGTCGGTCGCTGACGAGGCCAGACGAAAGGCATGGTTGGCCGCTCGCGCACGGGCGCTGGCGCTGCTCCGGGCCTTCGATCCCTCCGAGCCCCGTGACGATGCGGGGAAGTGGACCGATGGCGGCGGCGGCGGTGGTGATGGCGATAAGGATGAGGCACCGGCACCAGCCGCGTCAGCGCACAACATCAGCGGTCTGCCGCACGACATCGTCGTCAAGGACCGGCTGATGGACCAAGCCATCGAGCGCGGTGTCTGGGACATGAAAGCGACGGTGCTACCGAAGGACAAGTATCGATCCGGTCGCGAGCGCTACAACGTGGACATCACGGCGAAGATTCCGCCCGGCATCGTGAAGTTCAATAACCGGCCGGGGACGGATCGCGTCGGCTACTACAACCCGAAGCTCGCCGAGCTGTTCACCGTGGACAAGGGCGAGCAGTATCTGGAGCGCACCTATGCGAGGCCGCTGCCGGGATTCTCGCAGGAGATCGAGCCGATCCACGGCAAGGACATCATCTATCGCGGCATGCGCGCCGAGGAGTACGAGAAATTCCAGCGGACCGGCGAGATCGTCTCCAGCGGCGACTACAACATGGAGGGTCAGGAGGGCCTGACCTACTGGGCGACAGATCCGGGCACGGCAGTGTCCTATGCCAACGGCTTCGCGCCATGGCCGCACAAGGCGACGTTCGAAAAACCGGCCTATGTGGTCGCGACCAAGATGCCGAAGGAGACTCGCAAGGTCGCGGGCACGGGTGAGAACGAAGTCGGTGTCGCGCGGGCGATCACCAAGGACGAGATCGTCGGCGTCTGGCGCGGCGATGTCTACATGCACTTGCCCGGCGATCAAGATCTGAATCCGACCAGCTACGATCCGGATGAGAAGACCTACGAGGCGGGCAGCGGCTCCGGGCCGTCGTCCAGCGTGGTCTGGCAGTACGTCTCGGACAAGCCCGACGAGATTGAAGATCCGGAAGCCGTACCGACGCCGGAACAAGAGGCGGCAAACCGCACCGAGCGGGCGCGACCCGAAAACGTCTCCGAGTACGAGCTGCCACGGATCAACTTCTCAAGTCCGTATGGTGAGCACCGCCGTGGCACCGAAAAATTCGAGAGCGAAGCCGAATACAAAAAGGTTGGCGACGCGCTCACAGACTACAAGAAGGCGACCGGCGACGGCGACGCCTACGCCGTCAACCGCACGCTGCGTGGCAAGGAGGAGATGGTCCCGCGCATCCAACAGGCGATTGACAATATCGATCTCGGCTTCACGCGGGCGGCGGCACCGATCATCAACTACAAAACCAAACAGCCGAAAGATGCGTGGCTGTATCGCGGCATCAGCAACCGAACCCAGTTCGAACTCAAAGAGGGTGACGAGTTTGTCGATGATGGGTTTGGCTCGACCACGATCTACAAATCGTTCGCGCAGGAATGGGCGCGGTCCAAGGGCGCGGGCGGCACGATGGTGAAGATCACGGCCCCGGCTGGCACCAAGGTGCTGCCGGTGATGGATTCCAGCAGTCAGGACGAGGGCGAGGTGCTGCTCAATCGTGGCACACGCTTTCGCGTCACCAAGGTTGACGGCCGAAACATCGAGATGACGGTGCTGCCATGATGGACGACCGCTTCGTCTGGGAGCCGGGCGATCTCAAGATCCTGACGAAGAAGAGCTGGGACCAGTTGCCGCCAGACATACAGGACGACATACGCGACCAGTGGATGCGCGACAGCAACGGGGCGTTTGAATCGATTGAGCTGCAGGACGAATACTGGTCAGCGATGACCGACAGCGACAAGCTGAAAGCCCTCGATCCCGGAGATCGCAACATGCCCGATGAAAGGATCTTGGCCCCGATCCGCGAGCGCAACCGCGCGAAGTATCAAGCCGAGCTGAAGGCCGAACAGGACGCGGCAAAGCTGGCGAGCCAGTGGGCGCGCACCAAGGCGCGGGCGCAGGCGCTGTTGAAGTACGATCCCTCCGAGCCACGCGATGACGCGGGGAAGTGGACATCCGGTGGCGGCGGAGGCGGTGAAGGCGAATCGCCACCGTTCGAACATGCGGACGGCAGGCCCGCCAAGACCGCGCCGTCGAAGTCGCCGCACGCCAAAGATCCGACGTCGGCGTCAGCGTTGTTGAAGGTCGAGACCGACGTCACGGTTGGCGATCTGCACAAGCTGGTGCCGGGCTCAGCCGAGCAGTCGGCGGTGGCAGAAGCCAAGATCGCGAAAGACGGTCAAGAGACCAAGACGCTTTACCAATTGCCCAATGGCCACTACGCGCCGGATCGTCTGCCGACCCAGCTCGCCGTTCGCGATTCGATGGTGACGCCGGAACAGCTCGCCGCAGCGCAGCCAGCTCGGGGCGAGCGACCGACGCTGTACATTCTGGGCGGCCGGGGTGGATCGGGCAAAGGCTGGTTCACTGGCCCGAAGGGCACGCTCGCCGGGATCAAGTCCAAGGCGGTCTACATCAACAACGACGACGCCAAGGAGGCGTTTCCGGAGTACGAGGGCTGGAATGCCGGTGTCGTGCATGAGGAAGCCAGCGACGTCGCCGAGGGCTTGGAGAAGTATGTGCGCGACAACCACTTGAACGTCGTCATTGACGCGACGCTGAAAAGCGAGGGGTCGCTGCTCAAGCGAATCGAGCAGTACAAGGCGGCGGGCTACAAGATCTCGGGCCACTATATGTACGCCTCGCCCGCGACCGCCGCCAAACGCGCGCTGCAGCGTTTTGTCGGTGGCAACGAAGAAACCGGCGGCAAGGGCCGCTA